GGTGGTGCGGGGGGTTGGTACTACACTAATCAATACAGCAATGGTGCAAACGCAAGTGCTAATTTAACTAGTGGATCTGTCGGTAAAGCTGGTATTGGTGAAACAAATGGTGGTTCTGCCAGTTATGGAGGTACTGCATCGGTTAATTATAATTCTTACGCTGGTTCTGGAGGGGGCTTCCTTAGCAACGGTGCGATCCCTCCAAATAACAGAAATAACATCGGTGCAGGATTAGGATATTCAAATGGCTTAGTGGGTGGTGGTAGTAACATGGGTGATACTGGTGCTGCAGGCGGATTCGGTGGTGGTGGAGGTACTCACGGAAATAATGGTGGCGGAGGCGGAGGCGGTGGTTATAGTGGAGGTGGCGCTTGTGGTCACACCACCAACGGTACCGGTGGTGGTGGAGGTTCCTATGGTGTAAATGCTTTTACATCAGCAGCAGCAACGAATTTTCTTAGTGGTTATGTCACAATTGCGGTGTAAAAAATGAAAAGAAATGACAACGGAATTCAATATTTTTTTGTTATAAATAGAATAAAACATAAGGTTTAAATATGGCAACTCCTAATTCACGTGCAACACTTATCGATTATTGTAAAAGAAGACTTGGTGATCCAGTAATAGAAATTAATGTTGATGAAGATCAACTTGAAGACAGAGTAGACGAATCATTACAGTTTTATAGAGAGTTTCACTCTGATGCAACTGTAAGAACTTATTTAAAACATTTAGTTACATCTTCAGATGTGACAAACGAATATATTACCTTACCATCTAATATTATATTTGTATCTAAAATGTTTCCAGTAGCAAGTTCGTTCTCAGGCTCAAGAAATTTCTTTGATATAAAATATCAAATGATGTTAAATGATATAACTGACATGATGAATTTCGCTGGTGATTTAGCGTATTATGAACAAATGCAGCAATATCTCTCTATGTTAGATATGAAACTAAATGGTACACCACAAGTTCAATTTTCGCGCAGACAAAACAGACTTTATATATTTGGTGATTTTGCTGATGGCGATATAAAAGTAGGTGACTATCTTATAGTTGAAGTTTATACTGAAATTAGTGAAGTTGATCATGTATCAATATTTAATGATATGTTTGTAAAAGAATATACCACCGCTCTCATTAAACAACAATGGGGTCAAAATTTAATTAAATTCGAAGGTATGCAATTGCCTGGAGGTGTAATATTAAATGGAAGACAAATATATGATGACGCTACTAGTGAAATAGCAACGCTAAGAGAAAATATGAGATTAGAACATGAGCTTCCACCAGATTTCATGGTAGGATAAGCTTATGGCAACTAATTTATATTTCAGTCAAAAAGTAAGATCAGAACAAAATCTTTATGAAGATATTGTCATAGAATCATTAAAGATGTATGGTCAAGATGTGTATTATCTTCCTCGTGACTTAGTAAATGAAGACAATATATTGGGTGATGATCCAGTATCAAGTTTCAATTCTTCGTATAGAGTTGAAATGTATGTTGAAAACATTGAAGGTTTTGATGGAGAAGGAGACTTATTTACAAGATTTGGAGTAGAAATTCGTGATGAAGCTACATTCGTAGTTGCAAGACGGAGATGGGCAGACACTGTACAGCGTTATGATAATGAAATAACAGTACAAAGACCAGCTGAAGGTGATTTAATATATTTACCTTTAAGTAAATCTATGTTTCAAATATCGCATGTAGAACATGAACAACCTTTTTATCAATTAAGTAATTTACCAGTTTATAAACTTCGTTGCCAATTATTCGAATATTCTGGTGAAGATCTTGATACTGGTGTTAATGCAATTGATGTTATTGAAAAGAAATATGCATACAAATATATTCTATCACTTAATAATTTAAAAGATAGTGCTCAAATATCTGCCACATTAAATGCAGGAGCTTTATCTACTGTATCAATTGTTGATAGTGGTGATGGTTATTACAGTAATCCAAGTATTACTATTGTAGATGCAACGGGTTATAATGGTATTGTATCAGCAACAGTTGATAGCAATAATGGACAAATTAGTGGAATATCAATTGTAAATCCTGGAATTAATTATTCTAATCCAACATTTAACTTTTCTAATCCAACTACTTCAATTTTTGTACAAGGTGAAACTATTACTAGTCAATCCGGATCTACAATAATGAGAGGTGAGGCTATTAAATATTCAGATTCTGATAATAAAATACATATTATACATGCTGGTGCAGATGATGGTTTATATCATTCATTTGCAGTAGGAAAGAAAGTTACTGGATTAACTAGTGGCGCAGGTGGTGTAATTACACTAGTAGTTGAAGATAATCAATTATCTAATAATGAACAAAACGATGATTTCTCTGAAGGTACAGATTTTATTGACTTTTCAGAGTCTAACCCATTTGGAGATGTGAGTAACAATTAATGTTTGGAACTTATTTTTATCACTCAAAAACTAAAAAAGCAGTTTCGCTATTTGGCAGATTGTTTAATAACATATACGTAATTCGTAAGAATTCGTCAGGCGCGGTAATAAGCCAACTTAAAGTTCCATTATCGTATGCACCTAAATCTAAATATTTAGATAGAATACGAGAAAATCCAGACTTACAAGACGATACACAAGTCGCAATTAAACTTCCTAGGATGTCATTTGAAATTACTTCTATGACATATGATGCTGCTCGTCAATTAGCGAAGGTTGGGAACTTTTCAACTATATCTTCTACTGGTTCAATTAACAATAAACAAAAATTCTTTACACCAGTTCCTTATTCAATTAACTTTCAATTAAATGTATATGCTAAATCTCAAGATGATGCATTACAAATAGTTGAACAAATAATACCTACTTTTAATCCTCAATACGCATTAACAATAAAACCATTTGGATCTGAATATCCAACATTTAAAGAAGACATACAAGTTATAATTCAAAGTGTAGGATTTGCTGATGATTTTGAAGGTGCAATGGAACAAAGAAGAACTATAATTTACAACCTGGACTTTGAGATGAAATTAAGTTATCACGGTCCAATAGCCAATGTTGGCATAATTCGAGAAGCTCAAGCAAAAATATTCAATATTGGCGCTGGTTTAAACGATTCGGATATAGGATTAGAAACATTAGTAGTTACACCTAATCCTTTATCAACTATTGGTTTAGCCGATAGCGATTTTGGCTTTTCAACTAATATATTGGATAGCGCGTCATAATGCATGAATATAAATGTAAGTTAATAAAAGTTATCGATGGTGATACTATCGATGTAGATATCGATCTAGGTTTTGGTGTTTGGATGCGAAAGCAACGAATACGATTATTTGGAATAGATACACCCGAATCTAGAACTAGAGACTTAGAAGAAAAAAAGTATGGTAATGCTGCTAAATATTTTTTATCTGGATGGTGTGAAACTGATAATTTATCAATTAAAACACATAAAGATGATAGAGGAAAATTTGGTAGAATACTTGGAGAAGTATGGGTTGATGGAACTAATGTAAATCAACTTATGATTAAAGAACATCATGCTGTTGCATACTTTGGACAATCTAAAGATGATATAGAAGATGAACATTTAAAAAATCGTGAATTGGTAGAATTAAATGAGTAATGAAGAAGAAAATGTTAAAAATGATTATGCATATTCTAGAGAAACATATTATGATCTAGTGGAAAAAGGTAAGCAAAGCTTAGATCTTATGATTGAGGTTGCACGTGAAAGTGAACATCCTCGAGCTTTTGAAGTCTTATCTGGAATGATTAAAAATATTTCTGATGTTAATGACAAGTTAATGGATTTAAATAGAAAAAAGAAAGAAATGGATAGGAAAGAAGAGATGAAGTCTATCGCTGCTAATACTACCAACAATCTTTTTATTGGATCTACAGCTGAACTTCAAAAATTATTAAAAAGTGAATCGAAAATCGTGAATGTTACACCAACACCAAAATGAAAACTATCTAGGCAATCCTAATATTAAAAAAGATGGCATAGTCGCGCAGTGGTCTGAAGATCAAGTACGTGAATATGTGTTATGTACAAAAGATCCAAATTACTTTATTGAAAAATATGCTAAAAT